TTACGCCAGTAAGACAATCCCAAGAGGAAACCCGCCAAGCTTGACGGACATACCGGACATCACCGCCTGAAACGAATGCAACCCGATCGAAAAACGCAATATCGGCAAAAAGAACGCAACAAGCGCTTCCCACCCAAGGGCAAAGCCGCTAGAATGCGCGGCTTCCACGGACAGGTGGATGAGTGGTTTAAGT